CGTAGCTTATGCCGGAGCTATCGCTTATTCCGTAGCCGTTGCGTATGCCGGAGCCGTAGCTTATGCCGGAGCTATCGCTTATTCCGTAGCCGTTGCGTATGCCGGAGCCGTTGCTTATGCCAAAGTTGTTAATATTTTTGGTATAACTCTTAATTTCCTTAACAAATCCTTCGAAACTTAAAACTTTTACTATTTCCAGTATTTCAACAGCAACTTTGCTGTCTTTATCATCCCTTGAAATAGCCCCATACCCCTTGACCTTTGCAAATTTATTCCATTGCACAAAGGGATAATAGTTAAAACAATCTAACGGATTTTCACAAAAGTGCAAGCCATTGCAGCACTTGTCCGGAAATCCCTCTTGTCTATGTACAACATCTTCCACATTGCCGTCTTTATCGGCATAGCAATAGTTATCTCCGTAATTTGCTGTCCAATCATAATTAAAAATCTTGTAACCCTCTGCAACAACCTGTAATCCGTTTAATACACTTCTATCCACTATCATTCTATTCTTCCTCCTATTAGAACGGCAAATCATCGTCTTTAACATCATCATCTATCGGGTAAAAATCCTCCCCGATGCCGTCATTCTCACGTTTCTGGCTATTTTCCGCATTGCTTTTCTTACTTTCGGCAAAATACTGTTCTTCAACAACGACCTCTGTTGTTGTTCGCTTATTGCCGTTGTTATCGTCCCAATTCCGGACCTGTAAACGACCTACAACCGAAACCATCTGACCTTTTCTGAAATACTTTTCTGCAAACTCGCCCTGCTTACCGAAGGCAACGCAAGGAATAAAATCTGCATCCTGTTCGCCCTGTCGCTTAAATCGTCTGTTGACCGCAAGAGTAAATCTTGCTATTGCCATAGGTTGATTACTCTGTGTATATCTGACTTCCGGATCTCTTACAAGTCGTCCCATAAGTATGACCTTGTTCATCATTTCATCTCCAATCTCATGTTTTCTGTATTTTTAATCAACAACGCTTTGATGTCACTTGGTATTGCGTCAAACTCTTTGCGTTCTTTAACCTTCGCTTTGTAGCTTCTCATAAAATTGCTTGCTATGACTGTTTCTGTGCTCTCATCGTCCGACATAGCCCATTCACGCAAAACCATCGGACTGCCAACCGTTTCCTGTATCTCCGGCGGAAGTTTATCAAATTCTTCGACAGAGTGATATGCACTGTTTCTGATAGCATTTTTAACAAGCCCCCATGCCGCAACCTCGCTCATATTCTTTTTTTGCGTAAGCTGTTTTATGCTCGATATAACATCCGCTATTGTCGGGGGATATGGACTTGTTGCGATTAACGCTTTAACGGCAGCGTTTACAAGCTCCGCAGGATATTCCGCAAGCATTGTATGCCACAAATTCAGCGTTTCTTTTGCCTCTGCCGTTGTCGTATTGGCGTAATATCTCGGATATGCGATTTTCAAAATAGCCATAACTGCCGCTGTTTCTTTTACGTCCATCGTTTATCCTCCCATCTCGTTGTAAATGTCCAAAAACACATTGCCGCTGCCACCACCTCCGCTTACTCTCAGCTTATTGTCATAATTACCGTCAAGCACTTTCGCCATATTGGCATCTTTTATCAGCCAATCAAAGTTAGCAGTCCAGTTGTTATTATTCGCTCCTGTTAAAAAACTGCTTTCGTTGGCTTTTTCAAACAATCGTTGGAAATCATCAATGCCATAATGATTGAGCCTTGCTCTTAAAGCCTTCTTCCGGCTTTCAGAAAGCGTGGTACACTTAGGCAACGTCACGCAAGTGGCGTTATACATATCAGCTATTAGCTGATAACTATGTTTTTCATTCACATTCTCATTATCATTTCTATTAACATTTCTATTAACATTGTCATTTTCATTCTCATTTTCATTATCATTCTCATTATCATTATCATTTACATTAGGTTTTTCAAAATCGCTAACCATTTCGTTTTCTTCAAAACCACTGGTTTTTGAGTTTTCGCAATTTTCAAAACCACTGGTTTTTATAGTTTTGTTATTTTCAAAACCACTGGTTTTTGAGTTTTCGTTTTCTTCATAACCACTGGTTTTTTCTTTTTTAGGTCTACCGCCTTTTCTGCCGTCCTCATATTTTTTGTTATTAGCGTCAATCTGTGGTTTCATCAGTATAAAAAATCCCTGCACCATTAAATTATCGCTTTCGGGTAACTCGCCTGTAAACGTATATTCAAATAACGCATTGTATAAATCTGCCTGTATTTCTTTTGGCTGTAATTTGATTGCTTCATAAAATGAGCGATAAAAAATTGCACTTTCTCTTTCGTTGTCCATTTCAATTCACTTCCTTTATACTAAGTTCCGTTCTCGGCTTTTCTGAATACTGTTTTTCCGCAGCCACTTTAATTATTTTGCTATCGTCTGCATACGCCAAACCGTTTAAGGCATCCAGTACCGACTTTATCAAATTATCAATATCAGGCTTTTTTGTATGCTTTAACCTACCGCTTAAAATCTCCGCTTTTTGCTTCTTTGAATATCTTTTTGGTATTGGCATATAAAATACTATGTTCACTTCTAACGGTTGTTCTGCCGGCTGAATAGCACCGTATTTTGCCACCCAACACATTTTGACGTATTCCTCATATTCCTGTGTCTTTTTCGGTGTGTATGTGCCGTATCTGCCTAACCTCGGTCTGCCTTTTGCAACTGGTACACCGTCTATTTTTAATTGCTTCATATTCGACCTCACAAATAGTTTTTGCCTATAAGCTGTATAAACTCTTGTCTTGTATGTCCTGCTTCTTCATAAGCCATTTGGCAAGCCTGTTTCAGCTCCATATCTAACTCATGGCCATTCTTTCCATGTACTCCGTTTGTACCTCTGTGATATTCGGGTATCAACCAAACCCAAAAGCCGTATTTATCGGAAATAGCTCGTCCCTTAACGCCATAGTAACAATGGTGCTTTTCAAGGTTGTCCGTTCTGCCGGTTATGTAACACTCTTTTACCACGCCTTGCAAAACAGATACTTTATGACTTCCTTTCACTGTCCCACGCCCTTTTCATTTCTTCTAACTCTGCCGGCGTCAATGTTTCTATGCCTTGTTCTTTGCAATCGTTTACAACGGCATCTATCAGCCTTGACATTTGTTTTGTATTGTAACAGCTACTTCCGTAATAAAAGTTGACTAATACAAATCCTTTATGCTGTCCATGGTCTAATCTGTCCGCTATCCAGCCTAAACCATGTGACTTCCACATATATATCATTGTATCGACCGCTTTTTCGTCAATCTCGACCGTTCGATAGATACCGAGGTCTTTTATGTATTCCCAGTAGATTTCTTCTTTCTTTCGGTTCAGCTTCAACGCAAGCTCTCCAACCAATGTCCAGAAGTAGCTGTTGGCATTAAGGCTTCTTTTTTTACGGTATTTACTTACTTTAACAGTAAGTGTATCTCCTGCCTCTTCCAGAGCGGCCTTGATGGAGTTTCTATTCTGCATGGATAATTTATCGACAACAAAAGAAACTTCGGTCTTGCCATCGTCAAGCGTTTTAAACTGTATTCTGTTTTCGGCTTTAAGAGTAGCAAGACCGTCCATTTTTTATGCCTCCTGCATTTTTAATTGCATTTCAATTTTGTTTATTGTCTCCTGTGCTTTCGTTCTCGGTAAATATATAAGGTTTTTTACATTATTATTTTTTAAGTAAAGCGAAAGCTTGTCCGGCTTACCGGAATAATATTTATTGAGCTTTGCTATCTGTTCCTCTGTCGCATACTCAATTTTAGGCTTGCTTTCTTTCGGCTTTTCCGCCTGATTGTCATAGGCATTATACTTTGTTCTGTCCTTTTCGTAGTAGACATCCGCAGCCATTCCCAGTGCCTTGCAAGCTACCGAGAGTGCATCAGTATAAGCCATTTTGAACGCTTCATCTGACGTGTCAGGACTGCCTTTAAAGATGTTTACAAACATCGAACCGCCAATTCCGACAATCGGCTTGCTCCATTCGCCGTCCTGCTTTACATATAAGTTGATTTCAACAAATACTGCTTCCTTGCCGTCTCCACCTTTTTCTATCCACTTGTTTGTTATTTCGGTATACCAACCAAAACCGCAAACTCCAAATTCTTCGGTGAGCTTCTTAATTCGCCACATCGGATTAATGTCCGTAAAGCCTGCAAGCTTTCCTGCACCGATAATCTTTTTTGCAGTCTCGGGCACTTCCTTAACTCTGTTGTATAAATCTAAATTCATAACTTTTCTTCCTTCCATTCAAGACCTAAAGTGCGGATAAATAACCTTACTTTTTTCGCTATGCTTTCCGGTACATCTACTGTAAATCTTATGCTGTTTTCGTTAAGTCTGTCCAAAATATCATCAAGCGTCATTTTTTCTTCTGGCTCTACATCAGCACTTTCCTTTACTCCCCTTAAAGCCTTTCTTCGCTCGGTAACAAGTGCTATTGTTTCAGGTAAATTCAAAGTCTTTTTGTATTCATACAAAAATTCTTCGGGGTTATCTTGTAAGTTTATAGCATTAAGTGCTACAACCACATCATCAACAAAATTTTTAGCCTGTTCCTTAAGTTTTTTCTCTGTTGCCGTTAAAGTTATGTTTATATTAGCTCTATCATATTCAAGCCAGTCAACTTTCCCTGCCTTGTATTCATCAAAAAACCTTCTTACTTCTGATTCTTTCTGGGATTTTAATTCATCTTCTACAGAAGCAATTCTATTTTTAAGTGTTTCATCAGCTTTTTTAAACTTATCCGATACACATTCTTTATAAACTTTTTCGAAGTTGTTATACGGGTCTAAAACCGCTTTTTTTACTGCTTTTCTTTCCGTTTCAAGCGAACCGAAAAGCTTGTTTAGTTCGCTTCTTTCTGCTTTGACTGTTTTAACGGTTTCTTCTGTACAAACAAGACTTAATGCAAGTTGTACCCTTTCGTCAATGTAAGAAGAAACACTTTTAAGATTTTCTTCTATGGCAGGTATCTGTGTAACTTTTATGATTGTGTCCATCAAAACTCCTCCTCCGGTACTGTCGTTGCCAATAACGCATTGTATTTATCTTCAAGCATTTTGTATTTCCCCTCAAGCTGCATCATTTCATCTTTTATTTCATTGTAATTGTCGCGCCACATGTCCGCTTCAGTGCTCATGATTGAAAGCTCATCTATCAAGGTTTTTTCAAATTTTGTTAATCCCATTATAATTCCTCCTTTAACTCCGCAAATAATTGTGCTATACTATAAGTGCGTTTTTGTGTCTGCCGCTCACTGGGATTGCCGTCCCGGAGCGGCTTTTCTTCTTTCATACTCTTGTTCCGACCGACGCATAAATTCGTCTTTGTGTTCTTCGTAGTACTTCTTTTTGTATTCCTTAATCCTTTCTTTGTTTTTGATTGCGTAATGGCGTTTATACTCTTTCTGCTTTTCTGTATACGGTTTTGTTTTCGTTTTCCCCTTTGGTTCTTTTGCTTTAAGCTCTTTATCTGTAGGACAACCTGCGTTCCTTAACATAAGACCTTCTTTCGCTGTCTGTGAATCATCGTATTTACAATCATCATATATACAGTTGAAGCAGTCCATATCACATATCTTACTTGCCATAACAATCACTTCTTTAATTCGCTGTCGATATACCACAGCCCATTTTCGTTATCAAAAAGTAAGTCATAATCTCCGATGAAGCCATCGTACTTACCTGTTATTGCTACACGATACACCGTCCCACCGTCTTTATCCCTTGAAAAAAGGTGGAAACCTGTTTCCTTTGGTGCGTTTTTAAAGTACACTCTTGTTCCGGTAAAACCAATTACTATGTAATCATTTATGCTTACCTTCTTATGGCAGTTATTGCGGAAAGCAAAAGATGTTCTGTATCCATGCTTGTCTTTGCTGTTGCCGTTTACCGATACGCTTACATCATGTAAACAATTCTTTCTGCGATAATACTGCTTTGTGATCCACTCCATTTTTATCATCCTTATTTGCTTGGTTTATAGTTTGTACACGCTACCCCTCTGCCACGCTCAAAACATAGCATTGAGTAATAGCATTTTTTACAATCATTTATTAACTTTGGTTTTTTCTTCTTCATCTTTTAAGCACTCCGTCATAATCGCCATACTTGGCAACACCCCATAACAACCCATCGAGTATTTTTTCTCGCCGTCTTATTTTCTTGATTTCAAGCTTACGCAGCTCCTTAATAAGCTTTTCTTCCCCCGGTGTTATTTCCCGAAGCTTGTCCATCACTCACCCACCTTTACAATAATGTTGTTGTGCTGTTTACGCTCTCTGCTTAACTCTTGTTTAAGTCTTTCGCAAGCCCATTTCTCGGACACAAGCTCAAGCAGTAACATCAAATTTCCAAACAAGATGTAGATAAAACCACCATTGTCGTTTTTAATTATCAGTCCTGCACCGATTAAAAACCAAAGTGCCGTATATCCGATTGTTGTTAAAACCTCTTTATGCTTCATTTGCTCACCCCACTATTATTTTTATCAAGCCCCCTATCCCATAGCCGATGAACCATGCTACTACTGCCCACAGCATAAGGAGTATTATTATTGCTGTCTTTCTCACTGCTGTCCCTTTCCTGCAAACCTGTTCGCCAGTTCTCCGGCAACATCTGTTACAAGCTTGCTATAATCAATATTTACTGTCGGTGGTGGCTCATAGCCGTCAATCTTAATTCCTAAGTATTCATATACTTTAGGCGGTAACAGGCAATAACTTTTCTTGTCTGTGCCGAGTGTTACGGCTATTGGTAACTTTCCGCTTTTTATTAAGTTTCTTAAATTCTCTGCCGAGTAGCCTGTTATTTTTGCTAATTCGGGTATACTTGTCATTTAATCACTCCCCTTTATCGGATAATCAAGTTTAAAGCTCTTTGTCTCCTGCTCTACGCTTTATCTTTTTTTCAAGGTAATACATTACCATTTCAATCTCTGAGCAGGAGATTTTATTATTTACAGCAACCTCCAACATTTCATCGGCTATCTTCTCAAGTTTTGCCTTATTACTTTCCAACCCTTCCACCTCCATCAGCTCGCCTCCTTATTCTTTTTTGCCATGAGCATCATTCCCTCTGAAAACGCTAATACTCTGTCTTTGTCATGTTCGTTGAGTAGCATTAATGTTTCTTTTACATTTGCTACTATTTCTCTGTCTTTTTTCTTCATTTATTTTCACCTCGCTTTATGATACACTCCTTATAAGGAGGTATTTATATGTTTGATTACCAATACAAAATACTGTTATGTTTGCAAAACAACCCAGAATGTACGCCGGAGTATATTCGCAATCAACTGAACATTCCATTAACCAATCAGGAATTTTTGGATTTAGGTGATATGGGATTATTGAGTTATTCAGCAGATAACCATATTCAGTACTCTGTTTATAGCGATTCTAAGCTTACTCTCACTCCTAAAGGCAAAGCCGTTTTGAATGATTATATATCTCAAGAGAACGAAAAAAATCTTGCTTCAAAACTTGCCTACAAAACATATATAATCGCCGCTATTTCCTTAGTAATTTCGTTTTTATTCGGCTTGCTGTCTTGTTTCAATGAGTTCTTTAATAAGTAACTTGTTCTCTTCCTTTAGTAAGTCAATTCTGGTTTCATATTGGGCTTTGATTTGGTTTTCATAATATCGTTGCATTTCGCTTAGCTCGTCACATATTCGTGAACAATCATTGCAGTTTAAACGGCGATAAACAGTTTTGGAATACAGGTCTATTGCTTCTCTGAACCACTGTTGACCTGCAAGCCATTGCGAAATTTTCTCGTGTTTCATCTTATCTTCACCTCGCTTTACATTAGCAGTAAGCATATATTCGCTATATTCACAGCACAACTTAGAGTTAAAACTATCCGAAGTTCAAACAGCTGTTTTTCTAAAAGACTGTTCTTGTGTTCAAGCTCCTCTATTTCCTTATTGGTGTGATTAAGAACTCTTTCAACAATAGGAATTTTAAGTGCTTCTACATCTTTTTCTAACTGCTGATAAAAGAAGTCTTTATTCATCTTTTCACCTCGCTTTCGCTTTATGTTTATAAGACTATAATAAGTCTTTAAAATAACATTGTCAATACTTTTTTGTTATTTTAAAGAACTTTTGTTGATTTAAAGACTTTCTTTATTGACCTTTCGTCTGTAATGTTGTACAATATAAATAAGAAAAGAGGTGATGCTAAATTGAATGAAAGATTAAAAAAACTAAGAAAAGCCTTAGACTTAACCCAGCAACAACTTGCAGAACATTTGGGAGTAAAGAGAAATACTGTTGCACAATGGGAATTGGGCATAAACGCCATTACGGAACAGGTTATTACATCTATCTGTCGTGAATTTGATGTAAACAAAGAGTGGCTTCGTACCGGAGAGGGCGAAATGTTTGTTATTAGAAGCAATGAGGAGGAGTTAGCAGCTTTCTTTGGTGACATTCTTAATGATGGCAGTTCATTTAAAAAGAGGTTTATTTCTGCCCTTGCCGCTTTAGATACAGAAGATTGGGAAGTAATAGAGAAATTTATAAACTCTATTATTGCAGAAAAAAAAGAAAGAGGAGAGCTTTAACGCTCCCCTCTTACAACATTTAAGTGAATTATAAATATGTACACAATTCGTAATTGTTTTTCGTTTAGGTCTTTTAGTTGTTTCTTAATCATTTGTTTGTAATCCATAATCAACTCCCCTTTGCATTTTTAGTAATATTTAGGCGTTTTTAGGTACTATTACTATTGACAACTTTTTGTGTTGTTCGTACTATTAATTTATAAAATCTTTACTTATTTAATGGGTTTGTATTGACTTTGTACGGTATTGGATTTACAATCAATTTATAGCAAATATTGGTAAGTTGATTACATTATATTACCAAAACTTTACATTGTCAACCATTATGAAGGTTTTAAATTTTAACTATGAAAGTGTTGCCAATGAAAAAATATGTTGTATTGATGTCAGTATCGGTTCTTATAATGTTTAGCATGGTTGCATACGGGCATAGTGGTCGTACTGATGCAAATGGTGGTCATCACGATTATGATAATGTAAGTGGATTAGGTTCATATCATTATCATCACGGTTATCCGGCACATCTCCATGAAAATGGTATATGTCCTTACGAAAGTTATTCGAGCAACGATACACAAGCATCTAAATTCGATACTTCCGAAGGCGGAAGTATGTTTCTTAAGCCGCCATATAACCAAAACAGCTCAACTATCAAAGTTGAAGAACCAGAAGAAGAACGGTTAGAAGAACCAGATGACGGCACAATTTTAGCCTTTCTTTTAATAGCACCACTTATTTGTATATTCATCTGGCAAATTTCAGAAAGCTTCGTAAAAAAGAAATTAGCTGAAAGAAAGCTAAAAAAAGAACGTCTAAAAGAAGAAAAAGAAAGGCTTAGAATTGAAGCTGAAAAAGCCCGTGTTGCTGCTGAAAAAGAAAAAAACGATTTTATTGCTATGTATAGTAATAAAACGCAAACTGAAATACTCAAAATGGTTCAGGCTCCTGACGGTGTACACTTAGATAAAAATAATTTACCATATAAATATGTTGACGGTATAAACATTTATGAAGTATATGTAACAAGTAATGGCAAGAGGTATCATACACGTACTTGTCGATACGCTTATTGGGGTACTAAAGTAAACCTTGTTCAAACATATAAGTTTCCTTGTTCGATGTGCAGACCAGTTATAGATAATTTAATATGGTATAGAGAATATATTGAAATAATAAGAAAATTAAAACAATATGGTTTTGAAATAAACAACTCTGATGCCAACCTCGGCAATATGGTCACAAAATAAAAAAATCCTCCTGTATTGGCAGTACAGAAGGATTAAGGAATAGCGGTTATGTGAAACCACTACTACAAAGAACACATTTAGTATATCACATGACCGCTTTAATTTCTACTCTTTTTTTAGAATTAAGGAGGTCTTTTTTTATGAAGCGATTACCTAACGGAATGGGTGCTGTTGTAAACCTTGGAAACGGCAGACGTAAACCATATGCCGCTCGTATTAGAGCCGGCATAAGTGCGAAAGGAGGAACTATATATAAATACCTCGGATATTATTCGACCAAACAGGAGGCTTTACAGGCTTTAACGGACTATAATAAAAATCCGTATGATGTTACAGCCGCAGAAGCTACCGTTGCGGATATGTGGGAAGTATTTAAACAAAGAAGATTTAAGGAAATATCAAAGAGCGGATGCAATATATATACTGCTGCGTATAAGCATTTAAAGCCGTTGCATAACACTCCTATAAAGGACATAAAAACATATCAGATACAAAGCCTGATTGACAACTTAGATAGAAGCTGGCAGTCAAAGAGCCATGTTCAAACCTTGATGAACCAACTCTTTAACATTGCAATAGAACTTGATATTGCAACAAAAAACTATGCAACATTTGTCAAGATTGGAGAGAAACCGCAATCAACTAAACATAAGATGTTTACACGGGACGAAATAGACAGGCTGTTTAAAGCTGTGTTTGCGGAAGAGTTTGCTGATACGGTGTTAATACTTATTTATACCGGAATGCGACCTTCTGAACTGCTTAACGTGCGTATATCTGATGTTCATATTGAGGACAGATACATGGTCGGAGGAATGAAAACCAAAGCCGGCAAAGATAGGATAATTCCGATTAACGAGAAGGTCTTTCCGTTTGTATTAAAAAGATATAACACGGATAACAGTTTTTTGATTGAGCATAACGGTCTTGGTGTTTCTTATCCACAATATAAAAAAGCTTTTTTAGAGCTTATGGCAAGATTAGAAATGGAACATTTTCCCCATGACGGCAGACATACGTTCGCTTCACTCGCCAATACCGCAGGAGTAAATGAAACCGCCGTCAAGCTAATAATGGGACATACTTCACAGGATATTACCGAGAGAGTATACACTCACAAAGCAATCTCCGAATTGTTGACAGCGGTTAATCAAATTTAATATTTCAAACTTTTTGTTTTATGATGTGTATATTGTTTGTATATATTTTAAGCCGTTTTAAACCGTTTAAAAGATTGTTGCGACCTTATGAAATGTGTATTCCATTAGGTTCGTTGTTGTATAGTACAATGGTTTCATTAATAAAAATTTAATAAATTAAATTTTCACAAATCTCGAAAAACCTTGATTTTACTGGCTTTCACGCTTTGTAAAATTAATTTTGTATATCGTTTGTATATCTTTTTTCAATTTTAAGTTTTTGGAAAAATGATATTTTATTTATTAATTGCGGTCATGTGATATTAAAACAGCCCCCGAAGGAGCTGTTTTTTATTTACACACTATATATTCATAATATAGTGATGTTTTATTTTTAACTGCATCTTTATCATATAACCATGCTTCTGTCATGTCCGCCCATGCGTTCGGTGTATCACCTACACCGTATTTCTCTAACGCTGCCGAATAATCAGAATACAGCATATTCATTACCGCATAATATAACGCAGTAGATACATCTGTTATTCCTCTTGCGTTTTTGACATTTTCGATTTCGTCCATACTCCAATGCTCTCCGGTTGTACCATCTGAGTTCTTCATATGATGAACCCACTTTTCGGCAAGTTCCGGTGTCATTTTTATATAATGGTCTGTTTTTTCGTCTTTCAGATTTTTATAAATCTCCGATAAATAAAACAGCTCTTCAATATCTTTTAAACAAAAGTGGTCTTTCTCTAAAATCTCATCGATTTCGTGTTTAATTCTGTTCATCAGTTACAGCCCCCTTTATTATATAATCACGCAATAAATCAATATCATTTTTGTTAAATGCGACATTGCCGATTATAGGTATCTTAGCCTTAAATCCTTCTTCCGGCATCTTCTCTTTCATTATATCGAGTAACATTTCTATTTCTACGTTATCACCGTCTATGATACCCAGCATATTTATAAATGCATTATCTTCTGCTTTTTTAATGGTGTTTGATAATAATTTTATTGCACACGCACTAACTACTGATACGCCATATTTTTTTACTTGTGTTTCATCTTTTAACTGTGGAAATATTTCGTTATCAATATATAATGCTATTCCTTGTTCCACCTGCTGAATTTTTACCATGATTATACCTCCTAAAAAAGAGGGGCCAAATGCCCCTCTTTAGTGTAGACCTCAACAGCAACATTCAGCTGGAAGAGGGTTATATGTTTTCTGTGCAGTTGTTGTTGTGCCTGTTGTAACATCTGCAACCATCTTAGGATAAAATGTTGCATTGACGTATGTGACAATCGAATTGTCCGCACACTGTCTTTCCTTCTTTTCGCAAGCAAGTCTTTCAGAAAGCATTGAAAAGCTGTCTTTGTTTGCCTGATTCTGTGCAGCATTCTGTACAGCCTGCTGACCAAGTGTCGCATTAATCGACTTGACCTGTCCATCAAAATACTGGTACATTTCAAGCAGTTTCTTGTCTGTGTAGGTATTTGCGTCTCTAAGCTTTACTTCATTGTTTAGAGCTGCAATTTCAAGATCTTTCTGCTGGATCTGCCTTGCGTTCTCAAGCTGTAAATCAAACTCATAACGGTTTACAAAATGGTCTTCACTACAACACGTCTGTGCCGGAGCTACTCCGCCGCCAAGTCTACTAAGTATGTCAAGACCTGCAAGCGATAAACCTGTTATGCCTGTTGCTAAGCCTGCCTTTGCTACTCCTGAACTTCTTTTTGTTGTTTCTTCTACAAGTGCCATACTACATTCCTCCTTTAAGATTAATAGCGGAAACCAAGTAATTGATACAACACTCGGTTTCCATTTACTGGTTACTTACAGTATAGAATACTATCTATCTTAAAGTGTGCCATGTATATGTCATTGTTTAACCTCTAAAACATAATGCACGATTTTATTAACTATTGATGTATACCGCCTTGCTACTGTGCGGCGGCTGGTGTGTAATTCTGCCGCAATATCCTCTTGATACCAACCCTTACGAGCTAAATTAATCACCGCTAATTCTTCGTCAGTAAAATCTATATTGTCTATAAACTCTTGCCATTGTTCCTTGTAGTAGTCCAAACGTTTCATTTACTCACCCTTCCGTTATTCAATTACGCCTTGTTTTTTATTTTCCTCACTTTTCTTTTTGTTGTTTATATAGTTTTTATAATCATTCACCGTAAGGTTATTTATATTATAAGTATCTGAAATTCTGTATTCCTTAACTATATCTTTACTTGCGTGCTTATCAGCATAACCGTATAAAAAGTTAAGTGTTGCTATCTTTTCGTCATCGGAAAGATTTTTCCAATATGAAGATTTAACAAGCTCCGGCATTTCTTCTTCAAGTATTTTTGAATACGATGACATATATTTAGATTTATCTTTTGCACTCATTTCATGCTTAATGGCTTTATATTCTTTTGTGGCATTCTGTGAGATTGTTTCAGGTGCTTCATATTTCGGTAGTATTTTACTGTCTTCAGTTGAGTTATAAATGTTTTGTATCGCTTTTATAGTGGCATCATCAAGATTGCCGGCTCGATCTTCAAGTGCTAACCTCAAATATTCATCACGCTGTTTACCACTTGCTTTCTTGATATTCTGATTTGACATATCTTTATACAATGCTTCATATTCTGTTTTAAGTTTCGGTGAAACAAAACCGATTATTCCAACTGTATACTTTTCAGCATTTGATAATGGAACGCCTGTCATTTTTGATATAGCAATAGCAAAATCATGTGCCGATTTAAAAGCCTTGCTTTTTTCTTTTGACATATATTCAGGTAATACTCCCTGTTGTCTTGCATCTGCCGCACCCTTTATATAATCTGTGAGATTTTTAGTAAAATCTACACTTGTTTCTACAATGTCATTAATCATATCAAGCGTAACTTCTTCTGTGCCATAGTATGTATCTCCGTTTACAATCGAATTGAATATATTATATATCTGAGTGCCTAAATAAATATTTCCAACCGCAGCTTCTAAATAAGCTCTTTTATAATAGTTCATTACACTTCGAACCGTTATATTGCCGTTTTCATCACGTAATTTTTTATCATTAGTTACAGCTTGAGCCAATGATGTCATTGCCACAACAACAGCATTTGCAGTAGCCAACGAAAGTATAGTTGACCTAAGTTTTTTTGCAGCTTTCTTCTTTTCGTTGCTGTTACCTTTTTTGCTCTCGGCTTTATAGGCGCTGTAAGCACTGTACATCATGTTGTAATTCTGGTTTCGCTGTGTAGCAAACATATTAAAGGCTTTCGCTACTGCACTTTTACTACGTGATATACCTGTGCGTTGCATAATATTATACATAGGCTGTGTATTTTCAAGTGTTGTTTCATAAAGCTTAGTTACAGCGTTCCAAAATTCGTCGCTGCCTACTTCATATTTATTTTTATTTAATATATTAAAATATGCCGCACACGCAATTTCATCAGTTGCCCATAAATCCATGTTACGAATCCACTTCATTGGATTGGCAAAGTCTTTAACGTTTTGATATTTTGATACCGCTTTAAAACCACCTGTGTTTAATGCGTTAAGCTCTGCTGTTGAGTTGCCTCTATATGCTCTATCCCACCTATATCCGGTTCTCTTGTCAATTTGACTGAGTATTGATTTACGCAACTTAGGAGATGTACCAAATAATCCTTTTATTATATTTGCTCCGCCGACTTCCGGAGCCGCTGTTACAATAGAGGCCGTCTGCTGTAATGACACTTTAGGATTTGCACTTAATACAGACGCTGCGTAATTACTCATAAGTTTTCCGGCAAAAACATCGATAAAATAATTATCGGAGCCAACACTATTAAGGTCTTTTACAAACTTATTTACATAATCAATCATATCATTACCATAAGTGTCCAAAACAGCTTTCTTCAAAGTTGTCCCACTATCATTCTTTGTATTCCAAATCATACTAAAATCACGCATTGGAACGCCATATCCGACAAGCTTTGATACATCACTTATAGCGTCTATTACAACATCGACAGCATTTCTTCCTTTTATTGCTACTCCGGTTGTTCCGGTTCTTTCTTTCAGAAATCCGGCGTTATTTATATTTCCTTCCGTTTTATTAAGATTAAACTCTGTTACAATAGTATCTTTATCAACAGCTTTAGGATAATAATTTTTTTCTTGTGCTCTTTCATATCCATGTGTAATCATAGATACTTCATTAATTGCATTGGTTGACATAGTGTTAAAATACTTAAATGCTATTTTTGCAAATTCTTTTTCTGCCTCTGTCATTCCTCCGACAATTCTTTTTATATCTTCCGGCTTTAAAATCACAGGTTGCACATCACGATATAAATTCTTATAATCGTTTTTTCTTAATGCGTTCAAGTTCATAAATGTGTATCCGGCATTCTCCATTGAAGCTTTATTGTTTTCGTTTAACGAATTAAGGTATATGTCAATGCGTTCGCCGGGTGTCATATAAATTTTTTCGCCTTTATTATCAACTAACCCTGTATCTATTCTCTTCGCTTTTTTCCCACCCCAGCTTTTTAATTCTTTTGAATATTCGCTGTTGTTTAAAAATTCATCAAATAGTTGCGTTGCTTCTTTTACATATTTGGTTGCTTTACGCTGGCCGTCAATAAATTCTTCTCTGATCTGTGACATTGCACCGCCCTCATTAAAATTGCCAAGAACATTAAATACAGTAGACATATTGAGGCTTTCGACATTGTAAATCTTATTAAAGAAGTTATTCTTTTTAGCTTTTGCTTCTTTTACTTCAACCTGTGCCTTTGCAGACATATCTTTTGCAAACTCATGTTGAACAGTACCTAAAGTTTTGTTATAGGTAGCAAATTCATGCTGTAAACCTTTTAAAGTATCATCAAGCTCTTTTAAATCGCCATAGCTCATATCCGATACTCTAATTTTATTCAACCTATCTATCTTTTCTTGCAAGTCTTTAGAAACAACAAAGTCAGGGTCTTTCGATTGCATTAATTCAACATAAGCTTTTACTTCTATTGCTTCCTTTATAGATTTGCCACTTATACTTTTAGCTTTCGTATCAATGTTTTTTATTGTATTGCGTACTTTTTCCTGCATTTCCGGAGGCATATACTTTATCTTGCTGTTAAGCTTTCGTGTGTTTTTTAACACTTTGTCACCGAGTTTTGACATTTCTCTTTTCTTTGCCGCACGTTCATTTGCTTCGGCGTGCTTCACATTTATGTCTGTTATTTTGTTCTCATACTTTCTTTTTGTTTCGGCTTTCGCTCTGCCAACCGCCATTCTTGCGGCTAAATCCTGTCTGTCAAGTTTTTCTTTGTTCTCTGCCTTTAATGTCTTGAGTTTTTCTTTATTATTGGCTTTTATGTCTGTTATTTTGTTCTTGTACCGCTCTTTGGTTTTAGCTAACCTTACGTTATATTTTTCTATAAGCTTCTTTTCGGCATCTGTCCTCAGTGTAAACCTCATCACACTACTGCTGTTATTGCCCTTAGCCATTGGTAATGTACGTTTACTTTCGTTTATATGTGCATTGATAATGCCTTGCTCATGTGGCGTAAAGTCCGTCATTGCTTCTTTTATTTCATTCTCGGTATAGTCTGAATAATTTACATCTACGCCTTGCTCGTCATTGACTGTTGGTAAGGCATTGTTGTTATCACTTATTGTTATTGGAGAAAGTTCACTTTGTGCCGCTGTCGGTAAAATTGCTATATTTTTTTCTGTATCGGTGTTGATTTTTCCTGTGCTTTCAAGTATATTATTATTAGCAGTAGGAATAACGTCTTGGACGTGGTCGCCGGGGGGACTATTTGTATAGTCTGTTGAGTGGGTCATTGAACTCACCACACTGGCATTATTCTTACTGCTTATTATTTGGTACTTTTTTAAAAATGATGGTTTGCTGTATTGTCCGGTCTTTATAATTTGTTTAACTGAAAGTACACCGTTTTTATATACTTCTTCAACTACATATATCTTGTTATTAAAAACTTTCTCATATGCTATCGTTGTGTTTCCTTCTTTTGTATTATACCCCTTGTACAGTACATCATAATCATTAAATATGTCGTTAAGCAACAAGTAATCCTCTTTGCTAACCTTGTATTTATCGTTTGATTTCAAGCCATGACTTTTTTCAATATGTCTTATGTCATTGTCCCTGATTGCGTGAACAAATCCCTTGGCTTTTAATCCAATTTTAGATAAATCATTTTTTAGTTTTTCCGATACTTCCCCTATCTTCATAAACATATTTGAGTTTTCATTCTTAAGTGACTTATCTACATAATCAGATATAGCAAATGAATTAGCCGTCTTTAAGTTAGGCACATTGTACACATTGTTATCTGTAAAGTTGTTTACATCGTTTCGTGGCTGTGCAATAGTAGTTTTTGTATCTGTTGCCCTTGGCATAACATTGATATTATTTTTATAATTATCCACCGCCGACATACCATTGTTATTGATGTTCACATTTGCTGTATTCACAGGATACTGTGAACCATACGGCAACATTCCCATATTCGGAATCTTTGCATACTGATTGTTTGCCACTGTCGGCAATGTCGTTCCCGATGTTGCATTTTCAGTTGTATTTCCTCTTGCAGATGATTTTATCCTGTTTCCGATATATCCGGCACCGTTATTCAGAACACTGAATAAAGCGTCCGTTAAGCCGTTTTTAGCAACCTCCTCCCAGTTGATTTTTGCATCTTTGTCATAGGTTGTATCTGCCGCACTGTCGGCTAATGTTCTTGCCGCACCGGCTAAGCCTGAACGCACAGCGTCCCATGTCAATGCACCGAGAGTTGACGGAGAATAATATTTATAGCCTATGTCTTTCAAGCCGAATATGATAGCATTTTTAGCGTTGCTATCTAACGAATTTAACGCCGACATAAGTTCTCCTTGCGTTCCGTTTTTAGCAAGGTTAAAGAAATCCTCGTACCCTATCTTTTTAGCGGCATAATCAAGAGTACCGGATACTAAACCTCGTCCTAAAGCCTCTGTCGCTGTTTTCCCCTGCTTAGTAAGATTATATGTCTTATTTCCGGCTGTATTTGCTGCCATAAGAGCAGTTGGCAACATCGGGTTAATAGCGGCAGTAGGCAAAGTAAGTGCCATACTTCCGAGTGATATTCCTATATCACTTGCTGTTTGTAATGGTCTTGGTAAACCTGCTTTCGCTCTATTCTGATTTTCTTCTGCTTCTTGATATAACCTATAACCTAATGTATTTTTACTTGTAGTGTTTCCAAATGAATACTGTGGATTATCAAGATTATATGTATAATCGTCAAGTGCAGATCTAATTCCTTGAGTTTTTACTTTGTTTTGCCAATCAGTTAGTGATTGTTTTGCTGTGCCTGCCAACATAGCACCACCTGCAATAGTTTTGCCGATTGCCGCCGCCGCTCCATAGTCAAGTCTTTTATTCGTCACTGGCTGTGCATCTGCTGCTTTTTTCGCATAAGTGTTGCTTGCGTTTATATTAGCTATATTGATTTTATCTGCTAAGCTTGCTTTTGGTAATGCCGATAAAGTTGTTGTACCACCATTCCAAGGTTGCGGTCTGACTGTTGATGTCGGTTTTACTGTTGTCGCAACAGCACTTTTAGCAAACGAGTTATTCGCTCTGTCGTTTGCAAGCTTAACCCTTTCCATGAGTGATAACTTTGGTGTTGTTTCTGAAGCTTTGGGTAATACAGACGTTGTTTCGGTTTTAGAAGTTTTGGAAACGGAAGGCGTACCCGAAGATACGCCATTTGTTTTTTTATTTACAAAATAATTAGAATTTTTAGTAATTGCCTTATTAGCTTTTTTCTGCTCTTTTCTTAACTCATAATCACTTTTCCAACCCATTTAATCACCTCGTACTTTTACTTCTTATACGACCTTACTTCACTTGAAGTATCGTATGTAGGCATATACCAGTATTTATTGTTTGCTTTTACATAATCCCAAGCATCATCTATATAACTTTCACCATAGCCTGCTGCTTCCCATAATGACATCATTTTATAAGCAGCATCTTCGCCACTTTTGTTATAAGCCTTTTCTAATTTTTCTATCATTGAAGTGGTAACCTTAGAGCCTTTTTTAGAACTGCCTGAAGAACTTGATTTTCTTCCAGAGCTGCCGTTAGCTTTTTTTGAGTTTGTTAATAACTTTCCGTTTAATGTTGCCTGTTTAATGTTATAATCCATATCACGATCCTTTTTTAGATATGATACGTCCATTCCGAGTGTAGCTCCGAGCAAATCATAATCTCCGATTTTATATGCCCATTCTGCCGTCTTATAAGTCAACTCGTCCTGTGCCTGCTGTATAGAAGCAAGTCTATTAGCTTCGTCCTGTGTTTTTTGATAAGCCCACTGTTCCTTGGTAAGGTTAAACTCCGCAAGCCATTTATTATAGCTGTTCTGTGCATCCGCCGCCTGCATCTGTAATGACAGTGAGTTTTGAGCAAGCTGCGAATACATATTAGCTTTTTCCATATTGCCCTCTGCAAGTGCATTAGCTTCTGAAATCTTAAGCTGATTAACCGCATTGGTAAACGTATTTTCTGCGCTGTTATAGTTTGACATATAATCACTCTTAAGTCCTGCGAGTGTGCTTTCCGCAACACCACCATTAATGCCCATTGCTTGCATTTGTGACGGTGCGTTATTTAATGCCATCATATAATTGATATAGTTTGATCTCTGCTGCTTCTCGTTATCGTTTTCGAGTAATCTCTGCTGTTCTCTGTACTGTGATGATAACGCCGCATTTCGTTCCGCTACTGCATCTTCATAGTTCGCATATATATCGTCCATCTGGTTTCGTATATCATCCTTAGTAAGACCGACATAACCATTTGTATTTGCTCCGTACTGTGAGTAAATATCATTTAAATTAGGTGTGGTAGGGTTATTAGGGTCTGCACTACCACCCATTAACTCACCCTGTCCTGCAAACTGTAAGCCCTTGTTATAAGCGTTCTGCATTCCGTTTCCGTTATATGCTATATCTGCATATGGATTTTTATAATCCATGCCATCACGACCGCTTAAAAAGCCTAACTGCATATTAGTCTGGTCGTACATATTACCAAACTGATTATCTGCTGTGTATCGTCCACCATCTGTGCCGTCACCAAAGCCGGAATATAAACCATCACCTGTCGAAGTACGTCCATAGTTATAACCGTTTCCGGTAAGCGAACCGGTGCCGTAGGTTGACGAATGAGCGAGCTTCGAGTTAGGTGCTACCTGTCCACTTGCTATTGCATCATGTAAAGCCTGATTATAGTTCGTTGCGTTTGAATATGTGGTCTTGTAAGTACCGTCCGGCTGTTCCCATGTGAAAGCTGTCTGACGGGTTGTATAATAGCCTGTCGGGTCTGCATAGCCTTTTGTTCCATCATAATCTATACTCTGCTGTAAATTCCTTATCTGTGAATCAGAAGGATTATATGAGAACCTATTGCTTGCATTTCCACCGTCCTGACCTATTACATAATTATCCTGTGAAATATTACTCTTTGTGCCATTAAAATTTCCTGTGTTCTTGTAATTGGAAAAATCATTATCGGTTAAACCTCTATAATTAAGGTTTTCACCTTTTATCTTTGCATTACGTTCCGCATTAAGCTGGTTTATTACGTCCTGACTTGCTCCACTGTTGATTGCTTTCTGTATCTCGGAAGCATAGTCTTTGTTTTTGTTATATGTTGGAATATTTGATATTCCGCTACTGTTCGAACTGCCGGAACTTGTATTTGTATTTCTATTCTTACGCTGGTCAGCCGTTACTGTAACACTTTGTCCTGCCATAAAAACACCTCCTTACTTAAGTGCTCTAACAATCATTGCTGTCACCTGTTCCCTTGTTGCAAATGACTGTGGCTGTGTGCCGTCTGTTATGCCCAATTCTTTGGCTTTTTCAACTGCTGATTTGGCCCAATTACTACACGCTTTTTTTGAGCGTTCTGCCAAATAGTTGTCCATCATTTTATTAAATTCTGCCTGTGTCATTTCCTCAGCCTCCTTTACTGGTGCTTTCCAATTCTGCGATACTTCAAAGTGTGGATAGTCCGGCGAGCTTTCCCAAGTACCGCCCCACGTTATCCCCAATTTTGCGGCTATTTCTCCACATTTTCTTAACACTGACATATTGTAAAGGTCTTTTCCTTTACAAGCTATGTCCCATGCCCTACGGCTTGTGTGACGGCTGTGCTTAGTCCATGTCACTACGTTTAATCTTTTGCCGTTGCTATCCCAGAGCTTTGTTCTGCCTTGCTCATATAGTTCGTTCTGTCGCTCCTGTGAACGGTATGTTTCGGTTATGAATATATCAAGCCCAGACTTTTTACATTCATTTAAAAAAAGCCTACAAGCCGCCTGTGCGACGGCTGTAAGCTCGTTGATGTCTCTGCAAGTTGCACTCATACAATCACTCCTTGTTTATCAAATTTCTAAACATTTCATAAAGTCCTGTGCTTGCAAGACCGCTAAAAAGACCGCCTAAAAGGATTTCAGCGGTGAAAACTTTGTTTACCCATACATTTATCAATACGCCTACTATTCCCATGACAAGCGGAATAAAGCGGTTAATATTGTCATTAGGTACAATGTTTTTGATTATGTAACCAAGGCATAAACAAATGCCAACAATAAGCGGTATAGCAAAGTTAGTTAAAAATGTAATATCCATACTTCATCTTCCTTTCTGCTGTTCAAGTTTTTCCAAATCGTCAATTCTATGATTAGCTACTTTCATCTGTTCCTCAAGAACCGGCACACGTTTTGCAAAATTATTATGCTCTCTTACCTCTCTTGTAAGTTCTTTCAGTTTTGTGTCTGTTACCGCTTGTGACTTACTATTGGCAATTAATACGCCAAATAGCGTTATTGCCCCTGTTATAAGTGCCACTATTATATTTTCCATATATCCCTCCACTTATTTTTACCTCTTGTCATTTAGTATTCCTTCAACTTAACCTTCAATTCTGCCGCACTTTCTATATGTGTATAATGCGGATACGACTTAACCGCCTTGTAAGCAGCAAGTTCTTCTTCTGTAAGTGGTGTTTCGATGGGTGTAGCGAGAACTCCACATACCTCAAATGGCAATAACGGCGTTAAATATGATTTAAGTGTATCTACTGTGTAATTAGTATTTTTGGGCGGTGATATGTATATTCCATTGGTGTCGACTGCACCTATCCATTTTAATGGTTGCTGAAATCCCCAAATAAAATAAGATGCAATAGCGATTATACTTTTTACTTTTGCTGAAGCATAACCAGAAAAAATATTCCAGTTCGCATATCTTCCTTGCTCGTTTGTTTTATGAAGTTTATCAAGAGTTTTAACAGTACTTTTCTTAATTCTCTGTACATATACCCCACGTTCAAAATCCACTTCGTCGCATACCCACTGTTGCCCTGTACTATCTGTGTAATTGCCGCCAGTGTCAACAGGTATGCCGCAAAGTCCATTAGGTGTATTGATTGTAAGCGTTTGTGGTTCTCGGTACGGCTGATAAGATGTAGCTGTTGCACCTCGTTCTAATTGGATTTGAATATATCCCGTTTGAGTAGTATCTATGGGGGCAACGAACAATCCAATCCTTGTATCTTCTGTCAGTGTAAATGTACCAGATGTTTTTGTTTCTTTTAAATTTAGAAGTATTTTCCGGTCGTTTTTGTTTCCGATACTGGAAATAGTAGTATATAGCATATTCTGGCTATCAATAGCAGTAAATGTATACTGACCAGCTGGTAATATGTAACTGCCCCGATTAGAGTCAATAATACGTACATTAACAAGACCGTATTTAGACAATGCTTCAAATTTCCAACGCTTAGTATCGGCATTATAAGATATACCGTCTTGAGCCAAGTTGGTCGGTATTAAGTTTTTCCCAGCGACCACCACATCTACACTGCCGCTGTCACCTATGCTATTGATAGGAATAGGATTTTCTGGACTTGGAACACCATTCTGCGTACTTTTCCCATATACCTTAAGTCCCAACTCTGCACGATATGTATTCTCTGCCACTATATCTGTGCCTTGATATTCGTGTTCTTTTGCATGGTAATGATTGTTGCCATGCAGCAACAGCATATTATCACTTCTCACGCGATCACCGTCCTTGACCAGTTGTAATAACTGCCATCATACAAAAACGTATACTGATACATACCACCTGTTGGCAAGTCCATATAGTCATAGTCGTAAGCTTTCCTACTGTTTTCCGGCAGTGTTATATCTAAGTCTGTCTGTATAAGTCCGACCGCTCCGTTATACACGTTACCGATACTTACAAGGTCAGCAGTAAGCTTGATTTTGTCAGCCGCCGAATAATCCCACACACCATCATCAACAATCACAAAACTTTCATATCGTTTAGGCGTATTAATTAAGTCGGTATAACTGCCCGTTGTTGCGACAGTGGCAAGCTGTAAGATATTAAGCAGGTAATCCTTAGACGGAGCAACAAGCTGTATGTCAGTCAGCCATACCCAAGTAGGATTGCTTAACGCCGTACCATCTATTGCCGTTGTATAGTACATATAAGCGGATTGTACATCACCCAGCACAAAACAAATGTCCTTTTCTTTGGGATTTGCGATAGCTCGCATCTCTTCAATAGTCTGTGTAATGTATATTGTTGGCATTAAGCCTATAAGCTTACGTTGCTCTTCGAGGATGGCTCGGCTTTCCGTAACCATTTCAGACACCTCTGTCTTATCTGTGCCGACCTGTGCGGCGAGCTGTTTTGTCGTAGTTACGTTGGTATCGGTCTTATCCTTGTTGAGTGATGCCGAATTGGCTTGTTCAACGGCGGTATCTTTTGCTGTTATTGCATCGTTTTTGGCTATGATGGCTTCATTCTTGGCTGTGATTGCATCTTGTTTAGCGATTAAAACATCATTTTTAGCATTTAATATAATTTCTTTATCCGCTGACACTTGTTCTTCAGTGTTCAGAACGGTATCTTTCGCCTGTTGCGCTGTTGTTGCCGCTTCTATCGCTTTATTCTGTAATGTATTAGCCACTGAGATTTTATTTTCAACAGAAGTTTGTGCAGCTATCGCAGCGTTAGCAGCTTCAACGGATGTTTGTGCAGACTGACTGGCATTCTCACAGTAGCTTTTTGTAACATCTTCACTGTTCTTTGCATTTTCCATCGATGTTTTTGCATTTTCAGCGAATGTATTTGCTTGCGAAATATAATCTTCTATCTGTTCAGTTGACACATTAAGATAGAGTACAGTATCGACTTTCACTTCATAATAATTCTCATCTTGTTTTATATTTGGTGCATTGCCGTTTATAAGTTCGGTCGCAAGTGTTTTACGTATTTGGATTTTTGTATATATTGTTTTTGATACACTTTTATCTTCAAAGTTTATTTGTGTTTCGTATAATATGTTTTTATTTCCGTCAAACAACAGCGTATCTTGCTGTGTCAATGGAACTATAAAATTACCGTCGATATACTTCACATTGCTTGTTCCTTTTGTGAGATACCTTTTCTGCACAATAGGCTTTTCATCAACGCTGACACTAAAAGAAAATATTGCACTTTCAATCAGTGTTATGTCTATATCTTTTATATTTGTTTTTATTATACATGTGCTTCCGGGTATAATTGCCATATCTTCACCTCCACGAAAAAAGGGCGGTTAAACCGCCCAATTTTTATTTAAGCATAGAATATATCTCGTGGATAAGCTTGTATGCTCCTGTTTCATTCTTTTCATTCGGGTGAGTAATGAGCTGTTTGTCATTTACAGAACCAATATACCTCTTGTCACCTCTTGCCGATACAACAACATAATCTTCGCCAATGCCCCAAACATCATAGGTCTTGCCGCCGATACAAGGCTTACCGATTTTTGATGTAACCTCGTCTGTTACAACAAACTTGCCGTATACGCTACCTGCAATATCGGGATATTCCGATACCTTAAGCATACCCGACTTAGTGAGATAACAGAACACAACTCCGTCATCGGGGATAGCTGCCTTTTTACCGTCTTTATAAATAAAGTCGTGATGTCCGTCTGCCTGTGTTGTTTTCATTTTAATAAGTTTTTTCATATCGTTTTCCTCCTAATAAAAAAGAGCTTCTGCTCTGTGGTATTGTTTTAATATGTTTCGATAACTTGATATTCTATGTGTGTTAGATAGTTTGATGAGGAAGCAACTCCAACACGTAATTCTGTAGTTGATGCTATAGTTGCCCAAGAAGGTTGATATATACCACTTCCGTGAAAAATATGACCATTTATTAATACAAACATTTTATCAAGATTCGTAAAGCCTGCTAATGATACGGTTATAACTCCGCTTTTATCATGATCTTCAACCGTTCCTCGCTGTATGTGTCTTATTACTCCGGTCTGTGCAGACATTAAATTTAGTATCTGATTGAGCATTTCAACAACAGTATTGTCCGAAGCAGTTGATGGACCTAATATGTTATGAATAATAGATAGTCCATCTATACAGTTACCGACACTTGATACTACTGTCGTTAGCTGCTCTATCAGCTTGTTTAGCTTCGCAAATACTGTACCCTCTGTTGCTGAGCCGCCAGTTTCGTTTGATTGATCACCTATTCTGTTAGCCGTATTATAACCTATGGCTCTAATCTCCTGCGAAGTTGCCTCCAAAGCTATGTATTTCTTCTCACCTGCCATTATGAAATTACCTCCTTATAGTATAGACCGCCGTTATCAAAGCCTATAACGTATTTTGTGCTTGTGGTATCGTCAATAAACGGAATATCGCTACCGTGTAATGTAATATCGTTTGCAAGTGAATAACCGTTGATTTTTCTTGATGATGGAACACCACCACTTATAACATTGTCGTCAACATATTTCTTTGTTGCAGGGTTATAGGGAGCTGTTGGGGTATATGGGATTGTATTTGTTTTAGACAATACATCAGATGCACTAACAACATCGTCAAGCTTTGCTTTATCTTCATTTGTGTAATCATTAGTTGATAATTGTTTGCCATTAGATAAATCTGTCGCCAAATTTGTAACTACACGTTTATCTTCATTTGCATAATCATTTGTTGTAAGCCCTTTACCCTTGTTAAGCTCATCTTTGATAAGTGTTACAGTACTTTTTTCGACTGTGGTGTAATTGTTATCAGTAAGTACTTTTCCAGCTCTTAATGCTGTTTTTAAATCTTCAACGGCTTCTTTATCAGCCGATATATAATCAAAAGTTGATAACTGTTTACCCTGTACCTTGTCCACCTTAGTGTTTAAATCATTGGGTAAATTATCAAGCTGTGCTTTATACGCATTATTAAAGTCATTCTCTGACAGTCCTTTACCTGTTTCTTTCAGTTGGAATGTTTTATTAACTGCGTCCTGTGCTTCCGCTATCTCGTTTACCTTAGGAATTACCACATCAAGCGAAAGTTCGTCAAACGCTCGCTGTGCATCACTGACAGATAGACCTAATGGGTTTGATTTAACACGAATACCTTTATTGGCATAATCTGTCGGCTGTATTTTAGGCAATGCCATTATTTATCACCCCTTATAATTTCCGTTTTCCGTAAACTCTGTGCCTATTGCATATAAACCAAACGGCTCGTTAAGTTCTTCGTTTCTGAATGAAAAACGCACTTTGTCTATCTTCTTAATTCGTATTTTTGTGCCTATTGTTCTCGGTGTGGCATCGGATGAGAAGTTTATCTTACCGAAATCAACATATGAGAAGTCAAAGTATCTTGCTTTAGCTCCACTGTTGAATAATCTTTTCCATATGCCTTTTACCTCCGCCCACGCTTCATAGCTTGTGTTGATAGCCGGTGCTATCTGTGCCGATAGATAACGGAAGTTCTTCTTTTTATAGAATATCTTTCCGTCAATAGCGTTTGTGTCCCAACGTGCTTTTATAGCTTTTCCGTTATCGTTATAAGCCGTTTGCTTTGTTTTATCCGTATAAAACTTCATTATTTCTCCGTCATACGTGCCAAAGCATAATGTCTCATCTTCCACAAACAAATAACTTATATTGGGTATCTCCCAATAATAACATTCATACTGAAACGATGATAACGGACTGTTCTTTTCATAGACCTTCTGTAAACCGTCTAATATATACACTCGGCGTGGTGTAGCAAGTACATAAAAGTCCTTGTAAACGACTGCACATGAATGTTCAAGGTCTTCTTTGGCTAATGCTCCGTTGATGTAAAAAGAACGGTTCTGGGTGTATTTCTCGCCTGTTATATCCTGTGCTGTTATAGCGTATATACCCTGTTCTGTTGCAAATAAGCTTTCATTCAGATATGCAAAGTTGTCTTTACCGACAGCACCTACACCCTGAATAACATTAACAATACGGAATGACGGTCTTATAACTCCATTAAGCGTTGTATACTCACCGTATCGCATAATAACGTTACGTCCGTCTTCGCCCACAGATTTATGCGTTGCAAGATAGTTACCAACAAGGGAATATCCAACTATCTCATTGGTATCAAGCCCGATTGTTGAATAGCTCAAGTCACCGAAGAATGTAAAATCTTCAAAAGATGCCATTTCCGGTCTATCGTCACTGTCATATGATATAGTGCTTTTATATCCGCTGAACCAATCTCTATTCGGGTAATCCGGATTACCGCCGACAAATAAACGGTCTGTTGCACCGTTTACACCATATACAATAGATATTGTGCATTTGTTAATCATATCGGCATAACCGGCAATAACCTTTGAAGCCGTTATTCTGATGTTATCTCTACTCTTTACTGTCGGTGCTTCCGGTGCTGTTCTGAATGTTACTGTGCCAAGCTCTAAATTCGTTGTATATTTAGATGCCGCAACAGTTACCCAGTCACCATCACTGTTCATTTGTTCCACAAGGTCAACCGACTGTATGCTATCCGATGATAACTGATATATTTTTGTTGTTCCGTCAGCAATAAACATATTGATAAACTTAGGCTGTATCAAGTTATATTCCTGATACTGTTGTCCTTCGCCGTTTGGTGTTCGTGCGATAGACACAATAGGCACTGTTGCTATCTCGCTTACTTTCTTAGCTGTATAGTTTGTTTCGCCGTTAAATTTACCGACTACAAGATATGTTTTACCATCAAGTATATATAACCTACCGCCTATCTCCCATGCTTTTGAACGGTTAAAACCGACATCTTGCATATCTGAATACAATACAGTAGTACCCATATAAAGTTTTGTTCCGGCATGGACTATACGCTCTCCGTTTAAGTGGAAAACGCCGTGTATAAAATCATCATACTCGGTATCCAAGTAATAGCCCATTCGCTTTCTTACCTTACCGGGAACATCTCTTATCATATTAGGTGCTTCGGGTGAACGGCTAATATCAACATTAGAGGCGGCATTTGTAAGGTCTACACCCTTAAAGCTTTCTATTTTTGTTACAGTTCTTGCAACCTGCGATGGCACACTTAACTGTCGCATTTAATACCACCCCTTTGTGTTGATAAATTCATCATAGCCTGTCCTTTTAAGCTTTTTCGCCGTTTCTTTTGCTTCTTCAAGTAATATTACAAATCTGTTCCAACACATAGTCGAAGCTGTTATATCATCATCCATGTATAGTAGCGAAGCCATATAGAAAGGTAATAAAACAGCTACCTCCTCACATAAAGGTAACTCATAATCATCTTTTGTATTCTGTGTTATCTCATCAGGATAGGCGTTATAATGTACAGTCCATTTTCCTTTAACAGAACCATCTATAAGCAAAATACTCTTATTTTCAATATTATAATTACTCGCCTTGCCGTAGTTTCCGTATTCATCTTCAAAATATATCTCCGAATCATCAAACGAATAAAAGTCACTGGCGAGTTCATTAAAATCATAACGCTGTATTCCTGTTTTCGTTCCATCTTGCTCCAACTGGTACGACATACTAATATGTCGTACCGATGTCGCAATAAGGTTTAAACAAGAATTAGCCGCACCCGGCATAGCCGCTATATAAGGTGATGAATTATCATCAACAACAATGCTTGCTGTATCGTTGGAAAACATCATTTGCAATGTGACCAGTTTTACCTTATACCAACGCATACTACCACCGCCTTATGCTAATGCTGTACCTGTAAGACCTTCGCCGCAAATAGCAATACCTCTCCAGTTGTTGAAGCCTGCACCGAATCTTGCTCTGCCACTCCATACGTTTGCATCTGTATTCTGGTCAATATTTGATTTAACAGTAAGACCAAGTCTATCAACCCAAGGGAGAGCCATATAGTCATGATTAAACTTGCTATCAAGCATAATGAAATAGGGTTTATTGCCTGTGCCAAGTCCTGTAGGAAGATAAGGCCATACAAGAACATTCCAAAGTCCTAACTGGAAGTTAATTGCATTGTTATTTGATGTTGAATCAAGTTCTGAGCCGATAGCCGCAAATACGGCTCTTTTTAATGCTCCGTTGTTTGGAATGATAATTGTATCAGGTGCTACATTAAGAAGGTTTCCGTCATCATCAGTGAACATCTGCATTTTTTCCTGCATAGTGTCCATAACTGTCTGTGAGAACGCACCTGTAAAGATGTTACTCTGTGCTTTTGTACCCTTAGTAATTGAAGGGTGCGACTGTGAGAAAAGTGCTACACCGTCAGCTGTTGTTGTGTCGTATTTATTGCCTGATATGGTTGTTGTTGCACCAATACCGCCGGCAAGTAAAGAAGCTGCAAACTTCTCTCTTGTACGATTAAATGATGTTGCGAAGATATTAGCCTTTGACTTAATCTTGCCATATCTTGAATCTTCAAGCATTTCCGCGGTTACTTCAAATTTGTTTTTCCATGTAGTAGGTGTAATGGTCTTTTCGTAACCTTCCTGCATTGATGTAACAGGATATGCACCGTTTTCTCCTACATCTTTAAAGTCTCCGAGCGATGTTTCCTGTGAATACTTCTCGGCAAAATTAGATGACTTGTCCATATAAAAAATCTTATCAATCATGGACATTTCTTTGAATGCTTCTACGTTTTCTTCGATGACTGCTTTGATGGGATCCTGTGAACGACCAAAAACGCTATCGTTTACACCGGAACCTTCCGAAAAAATAATTCCTGCCATTGTTTATCTACCTCCTTACGCTGCTACTGTTGCCGGTTTTGTGAAGTGTCCGACAACCGTTGAATTAGTTGTTGCTCCGTCAGTTTCATCAATTACAAATGAGCCGCCTACCGTTGCTGTAACTGTAAGTCCGTCTGTATGTAATTTAACTGCTGTGCCTACTGCTGTTGCCGCTACTGTTGCAGTTGATGTTGTTTCAAAATACATATAAGGCTGTACAGCAATAACAGGGAATAATCCTCTGTCATTCTTTACACCCATACAAATATGAGTTACTTCATCTGCCGCACCTGCTTTTGTAAGCTTTCCGCTTGATACTTTTAATGCTTCACCGAGTGCTATTGTTTCGCCTGCTGTACCTTCCATGTATTCGATAGGTGCAACATCGGCTACGCCTCTTTTTGCTATTTTAAACATTAGTTCTTACCTCCATTTCTCTTTTTATAGTCTTCCGCTATCATCTTGTCTGTCCAGTCAGGGAAGAAGTTGCGATACTCTTTTGCAATATCGTCCGGAACTATTACATCTCCGCTTGTACCGCCTGAAACACTCTTTAAATGACCTTTGCCGTTCGCCTGATTAATTGTAGCTTGTCGTACTCCTGCCATCTGTGCCTGTGCTATACTTTCTCTGTTCGTAAGATAGTAAGCATCGGCAACAGAAAGTCCCATTCGCATATAATCAGCCATTTTTCCATTTATTTCGTCTGCTTTTTTAAATTTGCAATTTGAATATTCTTTATTAAGCGCATCAAGGTCTTTTTGTACTCGTTCCTTGCCACTTTCAATTCTTGTTCGCTGTTCTTCCTGCTGTATTCTTAACGCTGCTTCTCTTGCCGCTCTGATATCGGGATTATCACGCAAGCTGTTCACAATCTGTTCTTTGATATATTTATCAAACTGTGCCCTTGAAGCTGTGCCGTTCTGTATTGCCTCGTATATATCATTGTCGGCATTATACTGCTGCTGTCGTTCATGCTTCTGCTGTTCCTCGGCAAACTGGCGTTTATATTCAAAAAAATCCTGTGGTGACTGAATAACTCTGCCGGTATATGGATTAATACGATTTACAGCCTGTTGATACTCCTGTTCAAGACGTTCTCTATATGCCTGCTGTACAGCTGTTGGCTGTACACCCTGCGGCTGTGCAGGTTCATCATTACTCTGTGTGGTATCATTATCGCCACCATCGGTATCGGTTTCTTCAACTTCCGGCTCATCCACATTATCAATGATTTCTTCGGTATTTCCTTCCTCGACAGTCTGTACATCTTCTGATTCATTATCAACGGTTCCGCCCAATCCCATAAATTCTTCTTCTGTCATTATTATTTATCCCCCTTTGCTCTAAGGTCGCCGCCTTTCTTTACAGTTGGCTTTTTGCTTGCGCTCTTTACGTCAGATTCTACGTACATAGCACCATGTGTTGTTACTTTGCCTTTAAGTGTGTTTGCTCCTTTACCCATACTTCCACCTCCTTTGCATAAACTTTGCATAAAAATAAGGCATGTTTTACATCTTGCCTTAAAGATGAGATATGTATGGAGCACCGCCTTTCTACGCCATATCGGCGTCGGACTGTATGCTGACATCTCTTTCTATATTTTTGTTGTATTCGGGGCACTGTTTATTACGGCATCTGTATATCATTTTGTACAGGCTGTCCGTTATTAACTGCCCCTTGTATACCTGCATTTCCATATGGCATTGACTGCATTTCATTAGGCATTCCCCCCATTTGCTGTTGTGCTTGCATCTGCTGTTCCTGTCGTTCTTTCATTTCCTGTAGCTGCTTTTTGATGTTTCCGGCATTGGGATAATGATATTTTTCAAGCGTTGACCAGTAGAGAATGCGTGTATTAATATCTGTCGCATCTCCAAAAGCACCGCTTTGATATGCCTCTTTAGTTGTATTCCAAAGCGATTCCCTATTCTGTGCAAGGTTATTGCTTGTATCAACCGAAAACAGAAAATCATCATTCCAGTACAGTTCACCTGCCGCATCTCTTTCAAGGAACGCATAACGGTCAAATATTCCGTACTCAATATCACCTATTGAGTTCTGATAATTAGTCGCTCTCGGTTCATCGGCATATGCAAGCATAAATTTAAACATTAGCTGGAATATATCCTGATATGCTGCTTGCTTCATTACTCGCTTGCTTTCCAATCGTCCGGCCGTCTGTGCCGCAGCAAACTGTTTAGCTGTTCCGGATTCTGCCGTCTTATCATTCCTGCCCTGAAAACTGTCCGTAATACCGATTGTTTCTCTTGCCGCCTGATATGCAATGTCCATAAATGTTAGGTCATTAGACACATTTGGCTGCATATTCAGAACGTCTATCATGCTCTTCTGTGCGGCATCGTCAAGCTCTATCACCTTAAGCTCTTCGTCCGTTTTGCGTACATTGACTTCTCTTGGCAATGTGACATATGAACCGCCTTTAAACAGCTTTTCCTGTATTTTGTCACCCATCTTTTTAATGACTTCTTGCTGATCACGAATACTGTCAACATCCGACGAACCTAATAGCGTACCGTTCTTAGAGATATTACGTCTTAATATAATCGGGTATTGCTTAAGCTTATACGCCGGAACTTCATTCGGTCGCTCAGGTTCTATCAATACATTATCCATCATAGTCTCGCCATAATCGCCTATTAACAGTTGTCCGTTATCGCCATACATCGGCATATCTTGATATACCGGCTCTGTCATCTGTGGTATTGTCTCTAATGCACCGTCAGCCGTTAATATATCTATACTCCTATCAAGAGGAGTGCTATCCTGTGTTCGGTGCTCAAATGACTTACTATGACAGTGTGGACACTCTGCAACTTCTTCCGGCACTGTCGAACCGCATTTTTTACAATATTTAAGGCGGCGTGCAAAATAGTCTTCTAAGGCTTGTACCTCTGTATCTCCTACCCAACGATATACACCGATATTGCCATTTTTATTCTTGTAGTATGCTGTAATCAACGTAACTAAATCACTTGAGTTACTATCTGTCATACCGCCGTTGCTTCTGACTTCCGGGAACTCTTCTTCTTCCGTATATACATCAACATTATATACTCGCTTGATTTCTTTTTTTGTTGTCCCCGTCAGTACAAATATATAATCCATATCTTGTATATTATTAACGCCGGCTTGTGGTATTACCTGTCTTGGATGTAATAGCGTAACCTTTATTCCACCGATCGTCCGGTGCGAATTACGCTCATTATCCCATTCGACAAGAAAGAAATCACCACCTTGAATCGGTGTTGTTCTCTCGTCCATGTCATTGATAACCTCAAACGGGAGATAATCAAGCTCATTTCTTAAAAACGCTTCGATTGTTGCCGCTCGTTCTTCATCTTCTTGGCGTTTTGCTGTTACCTTCGGAAGCGGAATAGAACTATCAACCTCCGCTTCTATGATTTCGCCGACTGCATTACGGACATAATTACTCTTTTTTGCTGCTTTGCCGTCAATGCCTGCAACCTGCCGAGTACCGTTATATAATGCGTCTCTTTCGTCCATTAGCTGCAACTCTTTCAGGTATTCACTTCTGTTTTTTTGTAATCTGTCTTGCCATTTCTGCAAGGCATTAGTGTTATTATTCTCTTCCGGCACTTAATCGCCTCCAATCAAAATGGATTGCCCCAACGCTTAATTAATTCTTTTTTCTGTTCCGGTGTAGCTGCGTAGTAATCGTCATACTGGTCTGCTTCCCAGCGTGCTTTTTTCTGTTTCTTCTGTGTCTCTGTCATACTCTGTTGCTCTCTGATGCCGTATGTTATAGCAAGCCCCATAACAAGGTCATCGTGTTCGCCCTCTTCCGCTTGTGGCTTACCCTTAATGCGAACAAACGATAGCATTTCTCGGAGAGTATCAACATCATTAATAAGCTGTATCTCGTCCCTTGCTATCTGCACCAGATTAGCGATTATAACAGGTCTTGTAGCTGATGTGGTGCGGAAACCATACGATTTCTTAATCGCTCCTGTGAACGTGTCCGGCTGCTCTCTTACATACTGGCGATTATATCCTAATCTCGCTACCTCTCTAATCGGATACGTCGAGAAGTTAGCCTCTAAGCCTACAAGAGCAGTATTATAGTATTGTCCTAAGCAATATACTTGCCTTGAATACTCGTCCTCGTCGATATTATCATCATGTAATACTGCTACTTGCTCACCGGTTACATTATCTATTACATGAGCCGTAAAATAGTCGCTGCCTTCTCCGGCTGTATCTCCGCCCAGAACATACGGTCTTGACTTCTCCGGCTCTCGGAATATCTTGATAGTGCCTCTGTCGTTGTCAATCCAACGGGCGTTAGTTATATATTGCCCGTCATAATCATATGCAAAATAACCACGTTTCAGCGGCTTACAGCCCTGTAAATCATTAATACGCTTAATAATAATAGCTGTATCAAATACACAAGCTCCTGTTGCAATAAAGGCTTCTTCCGGTGTCGATGGATACTCCTGTTTAAATAAATTGATGTCACCACCACAGTTATTTTTTATGCACCATCTACGCCATGACAACTGCTCATTAGTAAGATTATGTCTTGCCTTAAGCTCTTCTTCCTCCGGCGTAAGCTGGAAACCGTCATAAGGCCGGCTATATTCCGCAAGCTCAAACCATGGGAAAAACACCGGGATAAAATCATTCTCGCCGGCGACCGCAGAATCCCACAACCTTTTAAAGTCGTCATATCCATTAGCTGTACTCTCTATAATGACCATTGTTCCGGGTTGTGCAGGTACAGACTGCAAAAGACCGTTAAGCGTTGCCATCTTGTCACCCGTCCAAAACGCAAATTCTGATATATGTACATTACTTAGAGTATCGGAACGTCCTACACCGTCACCGCCTGCCGTTGCACACTTAATGCGGCTATTAAGTCCGATGCCGCCCTCACTCTTAGCTGGGCTGTCAAATATAATCTCTCTCGCATTGCTCGCTTTTCTCGCCGGTTTAAGCATATCCGGCAAATATGAATAGAAGAGCTTAGACATGTTAAACAAGTTGGTTGTGGCATCATCTTTATGAGCTATTATCATGCTGCTGATATTAGGTTTAACCGCTGTACGATGGAATATTAACGCCTCTGTCAGCGTCGAGAATCCCATCTGTCGAGCCTTAAGAATGATTAATCGTATCGGCTTGCCCTGTCGTGCCTCATTGCCAATTATCTTATATAATCGCTCTTGTGGCTCGTTAAGCCGGAGCGGAACAATCCTATTATCCTTAGTCCTAATGTGTAAAAATCGGCTTATATACTCTCTTGCATTGTATATATTAATCATGTTATCAGTCATAATTATAATCGCCGTCCTGCTTGCTTAAGAACTGCTCATATGTAACCGTTGCTGTAATCTCCTGCTTATCAGTAAGCCAACCGGCTATTTTTGCATATGTTTCTAACGCCTTAAGCTTATCGTGTAGCCTTATAGTCATGCCGTACTTGTCTTGCCTAATGGACATGATAGCCGCCTGCTTGCTCGGGTCTATCTCTGATGTGGGTATATACTTAAGCTTGCCGTTTTCATCAATTTTCGCATAGTCACAGATATTAGAAAAACCGACCGCCGCCAACTCTCTCAATACATCGTCTTGCGTTATCTGTAGCCGCTTGTTACGCTCCGTCTGCAGCTCCTTGATGTAGTCTTGTATGTCCTTACGTTTGAGTAGGTTACGGGCATTACTGTTGCACCTGCCTTTGTCTTCCTCGCCATATGCGGCACCATACGCCCTCGTTCCGTTATAGTCAATTATGTACTCTTGGCAGAACAACCGTTCTTTTATTGCTTTCTTTTCTGACGCTCTCATGTTCTCACCTCCTGCCAATAAAAAAGCCCGGCTTACCAGTCCGGGCAAAGAAAAGAATAAAAACGAAAGGGAAATGTATTTTACACGCCTATATATTACATTAATATAGTATCATATCCAGATGTTAGATTGTGTTATTATTGTGTTAGATTTTGTTAGGTCTTTTTGCGTTGTTTGCCAGGCATTCAAAAAAAATAAAAAGCTATCAAAATAACATCTTAACCGCTCGAGATGCAGAAAGATATACAATAGATATACAACACCGCCGGAAAAGCCCGAGATTACGGCATCCGGTAAGCGTCACATCTTAATACTGTCTTAATTATTGCTACATTATAACGCAGATTCGCAAAAAATAAGCGGCATTTCTGCCGCCTACCTAATTAATTATTAATATTTTGTAATAGCTCTATTGCCTCCGTCAATCGTTCCCTGTCATCGTCCATTAACTTAATAATGTAAGCGTTTAAGCTCATGCCTGCCGCCGCCGCCTGAAGATTGTACTTGTCTCGCTCTCCCTTGGGTACTCTTACCGTTATATTATCTAACTTGCTCTGGTGTCTCTTAATTGCTTCCGCTTGTGCCTTTGTATATTTGCTCATTCTGTTACCTCCTAATCATATTACTATTATATATCGCTACACTCTATGCTTACATAGACACATTGTACAAATCTATGCTTGCATATTTAGTAATTGTGTCTATTGCAATCTATGAAAGCATAGATTATAATAGGCTCATAATTTAAGTATAATAGGCTCATAAGCTAAGGAAAGTTGAAAAAACAAGAGAAAAAGAAAGCATAGAAGAGGAAATAATTAAAAACAAGCTTAAATCAAAAGAAAGGAAGAAAAAACATGAAAAACTACAAAGAACATCACACATCATTAACAAGAGGCTATGTCAAAGTTAATCAGCAAATCAAAGAAGAGTATAACGGCAGATTCGGCAAGGGCTACACAATTAAAAGACACAACCCTAACAGCACACAGTATTGTTACATTACTTATTACGTAGAAGCTTGAGAGGGGGAGCAAAAATGAAATATTTTACAGGAATTACAACAATCGATGAACTTAAGAAGGTTTATAGAAAGCTCTGCCAGCTTAACCACCCGGACAACGGCGGCAATGTAACAATCATGGCAGAAATCAATCACGAGTACACAGAACTTTTTAACACCTTAAAAAATCAGCACAACGCAAAAGCGGAAGCAGACACAACAGGCAACACAAGACCCATCAACGAATGTCCGGAAGAATACATCAACATCATATCGGAGCTTGTAACACTTAAGGGCTTAACCGTTGAGCTTTGCGGCTCTTGGATATGGATAAGCGGAGACACAAGAGAGCACAAGGACAAGCTTAAGTCTATTGGCTGCCGTTGGGCAAGCAAGAAAAAAATGTGGTATTGGCGTAATGATAAGGACGCAGTTAAGAGCCGTAAAACTCAAACTATGGACTATATCCGTAATAAGTACGGCTCAGAAAGTTATAGCACATCATCGTTATTACTCGCATAATATAATAGCCGCACTGATGAGCCGTAAGGACGGCGAAACCCTTCGGGGTCTGCGGATAGGAGGCGAAGCAATGAAAGAAGAATGTATAAGAATATACGCTAATATGTACAATTATGAGGTTGTAGCAGACATTGACACTATTAAAAAGTATTACGATTACGCCCAGCGTGATATAACGTACTTGCAGACAGCTATCAACCGTATGCAGGAATACCGCTCTAAACTGTACGAGCACGCTCAAAAATTAGCAACGGCAGAATATACGCTGCGAGTATCAATTAGGCGTGAGAAGCGTTATTACCGAGATAATAAGGTATACTACTATATCAATATTGCAAAGGTCTTTCCGGGCGCCGAAATAGAATCAATATCAGCGGAAACCTATCCCGGAACAGAACGCAACAAGGCGATAGCAAAATACAACGAATTATGTAAGCAATACCCACAAGCAGAACATATTAAAAATATTGACAAAGCAAGATGGGAAAAATAAGCGTGGGTGATTTATTTCATGCCCCACCGGGACAAAACATAAAAAATTAAAAATAGGTATTGACATTATACGCTAATAGCGTATACTTAGATTAAATTAATAAGTTAAAGAATGGAGGCTACAAAATGGAAGAAAACAAAAAAGACAAAAAAATCATCGTTGATTGTGCTTATTGGTACGATGCGTACCCCGGCAAAATAATTGCAGAGCTTGACGGAAAGATGTATCTTATCCCGACACGCAACCGCAAATCTAACAATCTAATCGACTTCCGTCCCGTCAAGCAGGTTATTGACAAGGAATGTATGCGAGAATTCCCCGATTACGATTACATCACATGGGGACTCGAAAAGAGATCCGGCTACAACATCACATTAGGTAGAGCCATCACAGAAAGCGAACTTGAAAAATTAAAAAAAGAGTTGGAATTAACCGACGACGATATATCATCAGAACCTTTTGAGGCTGTAAAAGGTGCAGTATATGGAGAATATGCAAAAAAATATATGTGCATAAATATTAGGGTGCCCGAACATGACGCAATTAATATTGAGCAAAAATTAAAAAGCAAAGGCATAGAAGCCGCAAACGTCAACGCCGGAATTGTACAAATCAGAGTACCCGACTGAACGTTAAAAGAGTTCCGGACCCAAACCGGCATGAGCCAATCTGTATTTGCTTTCCATTTTGGGCTTTCCGTACGGAATGTGCAAGAGTGGGAGCAAGGAAATAAGGCAATGCCGCCATATCTACTTAACTTACTGGACAGGATATGGGAATTAGAGCACAAAAAAGGAGGAAAAAAGCAATGAATAATAAGAATTATGATTACAAAAAAGACCCACGTTATAAAATCGTGAACGAATTGGCTGTAAAATACAATATTGAGATACCTCTTCTGGTATGGGCTGGAATGAGTTTAAGAGAACTCCATAAAATCCTCGAAGAAGCCAAAAAAGAAGAAGTATCCGAATAACACTAATACCCCCGTTTCCGGGGGCATTTTTTTATAGTAAATTTAACGCTTTTGAATGTAGTTGGCGTACATATGACACATTATATTTAAGCTCTGCGGCAATCTCTTTGTAGCTCTTATACTCGACATGGCGTTTATATAATATCTCAACCAGTATCGGATTTTTAAGCTCATGTATTTTATCAATTACAATATGTCTTGTAATTATCAATTCCGCTTTTTTTCTGCTGATTTCCGTTTCTATGTCTACAACATTTGCGACATCCTCAGCCAATTTATCACTTGTTGATGCCTGTACTCTTTCGCCGACTTTTGCCGTTATGCTTTCCGCATCTTCTCTAAGCCTGACAAGTTCTTTTTCTTTTTGCTGTATTTGCACATCTAATAGCCGGAGCTGATTAAGATAAGTATTTGCATTCTTCAATATCATCACCTACCCTCAATCATTTTTAACAGCTTTGTCATGTCATAAAAATTACATGGGTCTAATCCGGTGCTTTCCTTTATCCTTTTCCTGTGCCATGCAACAGCGTTATAATTATAAGATATGCTTTTAGCCGCTCTCGTCATATTTAAATTACTGTCGGCTAATGCTCTTATAAATACAATATCATCTGTTCTTATCCCTGGCATTAAACAGTCCCCCTTCGTTCTCTTTGTGTGCAGCCGTTATTTACTCGTTCTTTTTACTCACCAACTCGCCAGCACAAGCCGCATATCCGGCAATATCTATAAAATTATCGGCTTTTTCGCTACCGCCTGCAATCCTCGCTGTTTTAAGCAAAATCATCATAGCCCCAACATCCGCAGGACTTATATTAACATCTGTTCCGGGGCTAACGCATTTTGTTTTTATATAGGTTGTCCAAAATTCCGCTATTGTAGCAAAATTATCTTCCGGTGATCCGTACTGTTCCTCCCGGTCTTTGGTCACAATCTCCTTTGCACTGTCTAAAATTTCCGCTCTTTTCATTCCAACGCCATCCTTCCTAACTGTCTTTCGACCTTGTATTTTTTGTACTCGTCAACTTCATTTTCGGTATTTAACATCATTGTGATTTGTGTAATCATAATCCAAACGTCCGCTATCTCCTCAATAACGTGACCTTTTAAGTTGTCTGAATAACCGGAAACTATGTATAAATTAATTGCTTCCATAAGCTCCTGTAATTCCTCTAAACATTTTGTAAACTGATGCTTGCCGTAATGCTCGTAAATCATTTGTAATTTTGCTTTTAACTCCGCTTTTTCGATGTCCGTCATTTTGCACCTCCGCTTATAACAAGCTTGTCTGTTCGCCGTTGTACTTTGTTTTCTTATGTGTCAGCTTTTCGCCCTGCTCCTCAAGTCGTTTACTTCGCTCTTTGTAATACTTGTTCTCTTTAACAATATAGTTATCATCAACTTCAGGTGGTGTCGGCATATAATATTCTTCCGGTATTTCGTCGCCCTTTTCCGCAAGCTGTAAAATCTGATTTTTTGCATAAACAATGTGGTTTCTGACCAAATTCATGTTTACGCCATCAGCCCAGAACGGGTCTTGACAGCCGTTTTCGTGTAACTGAATGATAGCATACCAAATGCGTTTCTTATCTTCTTCATTGTCACACTCAAACCAAGCATCCCTCAACTCATTCAAGGTGTCTACCCACGGTTTAGCCACGTCTTTATACAAATTTACAGTTTCAGCATACTTGTACTTGTCGTTGATAATGTCGTTAATACAGGTATGAGATACCCCATATTTCTTAGCTAATTCTCTTCGGGAATATTTACCGTTATCCCACTCACCCTTAATCTCTAATCTTTGTTCAGGAGTAAACTTTCCTTTGTAAGTGGAGGTCGATTTAGGTTGTAAACCAGTATTTACGGCATGCTGCTGGTTTTCTCTTCTTGTTACCCATTCCAAGTTATTCGCAAAATTGTTTTGCTTATTGCCGTCTTTATGATTTATTTCCTTTTTATTCGAAAAACCATTGCACCACTTTAGAGCAATTAAACGATGGAGCGGATATTGTTTACCATGAATAGTTACAGAAATGTAACCGTCTTTATGCAGACTTCCGGACAGAATTCGAGAACCACGCCTAATTCGTCCTTGATTGCTTACGTCATAGTCAACGTCAAATTTCCTCCAAATTTCAGTTTCTTCATCAATTTCAGGTCTAAACTGTTTTATTTCATTCTTATACCCCGGAAGTTTATCGAAACTAAAATCACTCATTTCGAACGGTTTACATAACAGTTTGTGCATTTTAGAGCACGAATTAGCTACCGTCCCAACCTTATACGTATCGTATTCAGACCACCAATAAAGTGGTGCTGTAATATCCATTGTAACATTTAGCATTCTTAAAAATTTTGCGTGGTCATTTCCCGCCGCTGACAACTGTTGCATAAGTTTTAAATCATTGTTACCTAAGTAAACACCCTTGCAGTTTTTACACATTTCAGGTATCTCGCTATCGGTGCAAGACGTTAAACACTTTGAGTACTCCATCTCTCCAAGGGAGCACTCGCAACTGTCGGATTTTTCCCAACTGTTCATGGGATTTCTCATACCTCTAATAGCTGGTTCCCAACCGTAAACGTCAATATTCTCTATTTTAATCATTCCTCATCCTCCATCTTAAATCCGCTTATTGTTGCAAACTCACTGTATGCAGTCAAATGATTTGCCAAATACCCAAGAATGTTATCTCTATCATAATTAAACTCATCGGCAAATTTGCAAACTTCGTTAAGAATGTTTATAACTATCTCTACAAACGCTCTTTGTTCTTCATCGCTCATACGCTCCACAATATTTTCATCCATTTCATTCATCCTCCGCTAATCTTAGTATTTCTACAATTCGGGCTACAATCAACTGTCGTTCAAAATTTTTAAAATCATCCTCACTGCCAGTATAACTAAAATCGGGTAACCAACCCCTTGCAATAGAACTAAGTCGATTAGCTAAGGCATCATTTGACATAGCATCTATTTCAGCTCTGCATTTATCATAGTCCTCTTGTTCGTATACTATTGTCGTTTCAACTATCATAATCTCTACTCCTCCCAGTCAATCTTCTGTCCGCACCTATCGCAGTAATAAAAACATCTACGCTTGTTATCCTCTTGAAGCACCAAACCACAAGAACAGGTTTTACACCCATCTAATGTTGTTATCGGTTTCTTCGGTATCTGTTTTTCGACTGCCTTTATCGCTATCCTCAACGCCTCTATGTCTTTTTCCCAAATATCACCTTCGTCTTGGTGGAATAATTGGCTGTTAATAATAAGGCTTGCTAACTGCTTTATTGCTTCTCTTGCTTCGTTCGATGTCATTTACTCAACCTCAATTCCTGTAATAGCTGTGAATATTTCTGCATCAAATTCCGGTAAGCTCTTAAAATACTCAATTAGTTTCTCCGGCATATCTTTATACGCTGTTTTATCATCTACACCATCAATTCTCGGTGCAGGAACACATTCCCATTTCTTTTCCTTTTTATAGTAATCAAAAGCATTTGTAAATTTCGGATACCAACCGTCTGCACATTCCCTTATATTTTCTTTAACTTCGTCAAATCGTTTCTTATCAATATTTAAGTTAAATAATTTATATCTGCCAGTATTGTTAATGCACATAATCGCATATGCAAGGCCTTCGCAGTTTTTGATGTAATAGCAATTAAATATGCCGGAGCTATCGCTTATTCCGTAGCCGTTGCGTATGCCGTAGCCGTTGCGTATGCCGGAGCCGTAGCGTATGCCGGAGCCGTTGCTTATGCCGGAGCTATCGCTTATTCCGTAGCCGT